TAATGGTTGCTAAGTATGCTCTTGGTCATGGAATCCTAAGACCAGAATGTGCAGCTACTATTAAGCTATCTGCTTCTTAATTTCAATTTATAGGGTATCTTATTATTAGATACCCTTTTTTTATTATGTATCATTCATCTAAAAAGAAAAAAAAGAAAGGTGGGAGAGACTCACTTAAAATAAAAAAGTACTAAAAAATGACTGTAGCTGCAACCACTGAGCTTGAAGCAATCAACATTATGTTGGCTGCTATAGGAGAAGCACCTGTAAACAGTCTTATCGGTACACTTCCTGTAGATGTAAAACTAGCTCAATCAACTCTTACAGAATTTAACAAAGAGATTCAATCAGAAGGTTGGTCTTTTAATACTGAAATAGATGTAACTCTTACAAGAGATGCTTCTAAACAGATAGCTTTATCACAAGACATATTACGGATTGATGCAAACATACATCAACACCCAACTATTGACCCTATACAACGTGGGTTGAAGCTGTATGACAGATTAAATAACAAGTTTGAATTTGATGAAGATTTGATTTGTACTGTTATTTATCTAAGAACTTTTGAAGAGATACCAGAACCAGCTAGACGTTATATCACAATCAAAGCTGCAAGAGTTTTTGTTGATAGATTGGTTACTGATGATGGTCTAAGAACTTATACAGGACAAGACGAAACAAGGGCAAGAGCTATACTAATGGAAACAGATTTAGCAAATGGAGATCACAATATCCTTAGAGGTGACCCTTCATTAACAAGTGTCTTTGATACTTATTCACCAGCAAACGGACTTATTAGATAACTATGGCTGTAGTTTCAAGAGCAATACCTACACTATTGAGAGGTGTATCACAAGCTGCTGACTCTACAAAGCAAGCTGACCATGCAGACATACAAGACAACGCAAACAGTAATCCAGTACAAGGTCTAACAAAACGATCTGGCACACAGTTTATTACTACACTAAGTAGTTCTGCTATCGGTAATGTTCATATACAAACTATCAACAGAGATATAAACGAAAGATATGTAGCAATATTTAGCAATGGTAATGTCAAAGTTTATGAGCTTGATGGTACTGAACTAACTGTGCATAAACCTGATGGCACTGCTTACCTAAACACATCAAACCCAAGAAGTGTAATAAAAACTATCACTATTGCTGACTTCACTTTTGTTGTAAATACAGGTATCACAACTGCTATGGATAGTGCGGTTAGTGCTGGCAACATAACTCAAGCTGTTGTATTTATAAATCAAGTCTCAGATAAGACTACATATTCAATAACAGTAGATGGGGTGACTGTGACTGATGACACTACAACTGATTCTGCACTTAGCACTACACAAGTAGCATCTGATCTGGTAGCAGGTCTTAATTCTGGTCTTACAGGTTTTACGATTGCTAGAAATGGTCCTGTGATACATATAAAAAAGAATGATGGCAGTAATTTTTCTATAGATGGTAATGACACTCAAGGTAATACACAGTTAACAGTAGTAAAAGATTCAGTACAAAGATTTACTGACTTGCCTACTGTCTCTCCAAATGGTTATGTCGTAGAAATAAAAGGAGATGAAGCGACAAACTTTGATAATTACTACGTTAAGTTTGTCACTAATAATGGTGGTGCTTTCGAAGAAGGGCAATGGGAAGAGACTGTAGAAGCTGGCATACCTTTTAAATTTGACTATGCAACAATGCCACACGTTCTTATACGTCAGGCAGATGGTAATTTTAGATTTGCAAGAGTAGATGGTGATAGTTATACAGCAAGCGGTCAAACATTTACTTTACCTAAATGGGGTGAACGTACTGTTGGAGATCAAGATTCTGCACCCAACCCTTCTTTTGTTGGAGCTACTATAAACAACGTATTTTTCTTTAGAAACAGACTAGGGTTTCTAGCTGATGATAATGTTGTCTTATCAAGAGTTGCAGAGTTCTTTAACTTTTTTCCTGAGACAGTTATATCTGTTATAGATTCTGACCCTATAGACGTTGGTGCTTCTCATACTAAAGTTGCTATTCTTAAACACGCAGTAACTATGGGAGAACAGTTAATCTTGTTTTCAGATCAAACGCAATTTGTTCTTACGTCTTCTTCTGATACGCTGACACCAAAGACTGCAAACGTAGTAGTAGCAACAGAATTTGAATCTAGTGATTCTGCACAGCCTGTAGGTTCTGGTTCTTCTATCTACTATCTAACGCAGAAAGGTAGTTTTGCTGGTGTAAGAGAATATATAACACAAGAGAATGTAGCTATCAAAGAAGCAAGTAATATCACTATTCATGTACCAAGACTTATACCAAGTAATGTTTTTAAGTTAGCTGTCAGTACAAACGAAGATGTTTTGGTTTTGCTCGGTACAGATAATCCAAACAAGTTGTACATAAACAGATGGTTATATGGAGAGAACTTTCAAAAGATATTAAATAGCTGGTCAACTTATACATTCAACTCTGCTAGGTCTATTAGAAATATAGACTTTATTGGTACTGATCTATTTTGTGTAGTAGAAGAAGCAAATGGTACAACTTTAGAAAAGATACCTTTTGAAGCAGAGTTTAGAGAAGCTAACTCAGAGTTTGAATTTCATCTAGATCATAAAGTTACTGAAGCAACGACAGGTGTTTCTGTTGCTTACAACGCAAGTACAGACGTAAGTACCTTTACAGTACCTTATAGGTTAAGGGCCAATATGAATATTGTTGGTAGATATTTAGCAAGCGGTGAAACAAGTACTTTTGTAAACCCTCAAGGCAATACAGTAGCTTTAAAATCTGGTCAGCAGATACAAACAACAAACGCTACGAATGGTTCTACCTCTACCATCACAGCCAATGGTGATTTTAGAAATAGTAAATTTATTATCGGTGAACCTTTCTTGATGCACTATAGATTTAGTCAACAAAGACTTACAGAAGGTGCTGGTCAAAGAAGTGAATTTATTAGTGGCAGATTGCAGCTACATCACTTCTATATAAAGTTTGAAGATACAGGATTTTTTAGAGTAGAAGTAACACCTGAGAACAGAGATACAAGTACACATAAATTTACTGGTCGTTTGCTTGGTGCTGCGTCTGCTGCTATTGGTCAAATAAATCTAGAGACAGGTACGTTTAGAGTACCAATAATGAGTAGGGCAGATAGGGTTGATATAGATGTGAAAAATGACACTTTCCTACCAACACAGTTATCAAGTGCAGAATATGAAGCTATGTTCTATATGAGAAGTCGTAGAGTCTAGATGGGGTATTTGAGAAAAGCAAACATACATGACCTCAACCATGTATGTAAAAACATGAGAGATATAGATAAAATAGAAGCTTATTATCAGACAGGCAAAGAGCCAGAAGATGCACTACGACTAACATATCTGTATGGACAGCAGGTATTGACTATAGCTGGTGACGAAGATCAACCAATGGGGTTATGTGGTGTCGTAAGTGATGGGTGTATATGGTGTATAACAACAGATGAATTGTTTAGTAATAAAAAATATAAAATACAATTAGTAAGAGAAGGTAAGAAATGGGTAGATGATCTATTGAAAAATTATAATTTGCTATACAATATGGTATATGCTGAGAATACAACAGCTATCAAATGGCTGAAAAGTCTTGGGTTTACTTTTATTAATTATCACGCAGAATATGGAAAACAAAGTAAACCATTTTATGAATTTCTGAGGATTGCCTAAATGTGTGTTCCTATACTAGGACTTACTGCTACGCAAGGAGGACTGTTTCTTGGGTCTTTAGGTCTTGGTTTGGCTGGTGGTTTAGCACAGAGAAGTGCAGCTAGGGCAGCAGCAGATCAAACATATCAATCATCTTTAATAGCAAACAGATCAGCAGAACAAGCTTTTACTGCACAACAAGAAGCTTTAGCAGATAACCTAAAAGAAACAAGAGCATCTTCAGCACAAGAAAATTTAGCAAAAACTATAGAAGGGTTACAAGCTAGAGGTCGTACCATAGCATCAGAACAAGCAGGTCTTACTATTGGCTACTTATTGCGTGATGTAGAAAGACAATCAGCAAATGCTAGAGAATCTATAAATCAAGCACTTGAATCAGCAACTAGACAATATAGTAGAAATGTACAAGGCCTTGTTGCACAAAGAGATAATAGACGCAATCAACTACAAAGTAATATAAATCAAGCATATAATCAGATACCTTCATTAGGTTCTGTATTGCTTAATGTAGCAACATCAGGTCTAAATTCTTACGCAAGTCTTACAGCTTAAATTATGAGTTCTAGTTTTCAAAGTACCGCTTTTCAATCTTCTGCAAGACCTGTAGATACTTTTGTAGCACCTCCTAGTGTTCAACCTAAAAGTAGCGTAGAAGAGTTAGCAGAAATACTACAATCAATAAACCCTGCTATACAAAGTTTTCTTGAAACAAGGTTTAAAAAAGAAGTAGAAAAAGAAGAAGCTGAAGGTGCAGAACTAGCTATAGAGCAAGCTGCTACTAATTTTAAAGATATTAGTAAAAGTGTCAAAAAAACTGATGGTGAAGACGTTGCACGACAACTTATAGGTGGTAGTATTTTCGCTGATCGTGCTTATCAAAAAACTAAAGCAGAAATTTTAGGTAGTAATTTGGCAAGCACTTTATCTAATAGTTATGCAACAACACAAATAGATGGTAAGTCTCTTAACAGTTTTGCTCTTAACTCAGAGCAATTTCAGACATGGTTGTCAGGTGAAAGATCAAAAGTTGTAGATCAATTAAGTGACATAAATCCTACTTATGTAAATAAATATTTTTTACCAAAATTAGCTGATGCTACAGCTACTGTTACTTCTAGCCATATAAAACAACATCAAGAATATAATTTAGAAAAACTTAAAAATTTAGCTGTACCTTTAGTAAAAGGTTTGATAGTAAGTGATGATGAAACAGATTTAGAATTAATTTCTAATTTTGAAGAAAGCATGAATAATCTAGGTCTTGTTACAAAAGATAGAAGTGACCTTAATAAAACTATTGTTAACATTCTTATTGACCAAGCAGAAGCAGTTGGCCTTTCTGGTGGTGGTGATATAGATGCAGCAGAAGATATTTTAGACATAGCTTTACAATTTCCTTATGGTGTTGATGGTAAATTAAATTTAACTGCACACCCTGATTATCAAAATAAAGTAAATGATTTAAAAAAATCAATCAATAATTACACTTACGAATATGAAAAAAGAAGAGATGTGCAACAAAAAAGAAAACAAAAAGAGGAAACTATACAAGAATTAAAAAGGTTTGCAGATACTGGTAACGCTAGAATTTTAACTAATTTAATGAAAAAATATCCATTAGATGCAAATAAAATATCTATAGCTGGTGTTGCTTTAGATGGCACAACATTAGAAAAGTCTGCACAACTTGAAACAAATATGATCGCTGGTAAGTATGAATCTTCAAAAGATGCTAGTTTAGCAGCCTTGCAATGGTATCAAGATCCATCAACACCAAAAACACTACAAAACAGAAACAGGTTAACTCAGTTATTAGATACTGCTGAATCTGTAGAAAGGGGTGATTATACAGAAATCAATAAAGGTCTTACAGAACTATTAGGTCAACTAAAAGGTGAATTTAGTGGTAGTGAATTTATTATTTCTAATACAGGACAGTTAAATGATAATGGTTCTCGTAAAGTTACTGATTTCTATAACAAAGCAAAATTAGAACTATATCAATATCGCCTAAGTGAAGAAGGTCGTAATGCAACAACTTTAGATATTATCAATAAGATCGAAGAAGTTAAGAGTAGATATATTGAACAAGCAAGGAAGCTAACAGGTGTAACTTTTGAATCAGGTAAAGATGATAATATAGAAGGAGAAAGAGGAAATGATTTAAGTGATATTGAAGGTGACGTTGAAGCTGGATTTTTTAGTGATGATGAAACTCCAACTACAGTAACTATTGAATTAGGAGACACTTTAACTCAAATAGCAGAACAGTTTGGTGTACCATTACAATCTCTCATAGAAGCAAATAATATAACTAATCCAGATTTAATAAAAGAAGGAGATGAATTAATTGTACCAACTATAGGAGAAACAACACCTGTAATTAGTAGTGGTAGTAAACAACAAGCTATTGTTTCAGCAGCAAACGAACTAGGAGTAAGACCAGAAGATTTAGCTGCTGTAATTTCACAAGAAACAATGGGTACATTTGATCCTCAAATAATAGGTGGAGAGGGTAATAACTACAAAGGACTAATTCAATTTGGTATTCCAGAACGTGAAACTTATGGATATAGAGATAACATGACTTTTGAAGAACAAATACTTGGTCCAGTTGTTCGGTATCTAAAAGATAGAGGAGTCAAGAAAGGACATGGTGTAAAAGAAATATATGCAGCTATATTGACAGGTAATGTCTCTACTCTTCAAACTGATGGTTTAAAAAGAAAAGACTCTTTTGGAACTTCAGTAGAAAGTGCATTACCAAACTTAAATCAAGGAGGTTCTCATTATAACAATGCCCTTGATTTCCTATCAGAACAAGGAAAGTTCAAACAAAATTCTAATTAGTTATGACAGATTCAAACCCAATAACTCGTTTTCGTAAAAACAGACAAGAAGCTGGTAAAAAGTTTCGGGAAAAACTAAAAAAAAATGAAGAGATAATAAAACAAACTACTAGCTCTAAAGTTATCAGAGGTGCATTATCTGGTCCTTTAAAAGCTGTAAATGAAACTGTTGAATTTGTAGATGATATTTATGATTATGCTGTTGGTAATCCATACGACAATAATGAACTTATAGATTTACAAGGATTAGGTCTTGAAATTAAAGGTGATAAGGAAGATTGGGCTTATACAGTACCACAAGCTATAACACAGTTCTTGCTACCTGCTGGTGTTATTAGTAAAGGATTGAAAGGTACAAAGCTAGTAGGAATGGGTAATGCTTGGGCTAGAAATGCTGTTGCAGGTTTTGTTACTGATGCTGTTGTGCAAGACCCTTATGAAGAAAACTTGTTTAATATGATTGACAAGCACCCAAGACTTGCAACTCCAATAAGTGAACTCTTGAAAGCAAAAACAGCAGAAGAAATAGGTGTAGCTGAAGCACGTTTTAGACAGGCAACAGGTGGCTTATTAGCAGGTGAAACTTTTACTGCTTTAGGTCTAGGTGTAAAAGCAATTAAAAAAACACCTGAGTTATATGAAAGAGTAATCAATAGATTATCAAGAAGAGATGAAATATTAATGACAGATAATGTTGTTGATAATCTTGGTGATGAAATAATTGATCTTAGTATTGATAAACAACCTACTAAGGTAACACCTAAAAATACAACACCAGTAAAATTTGATTTACCCGATACTAGAGGTCAAGGGAAATTTTATCATGGTAGTTCACAGGAAATAACACTTTTTGAAGGTGGAGAAGCAGCATCATCACAAAATATTTATGGTAATGGATTTTATACAACAGATGATTTAATTACTGGTACTAAATACCAAAAGAAAGGTAAAAAACAAATTTTAAAACCTGAAATACCTATTGCTAAAGGAATAAAACAAGAAAGAGACTTACCTTTTGGAATACAAAAGGATTTAAAAAAATTAAATATTACAGATGAAGAATTAAATCAACTAACAACATCAGGTATTAAAGTTCCTTCGTCTGATCGTTTAAGAGATTTAGCTAATCAAGCAAGGCAATTTCCAATAGATAATCCGTTTTCTGATGGAGGTAGAACTATTGCCGAAAACTTTAATAAAATAGCAGATCGTTTAGATGAGTTAGCAGACAACCCTCCTAGAACACCAGACTTTAAACCAATAACCTATGAAGTAACAGAAAAACAACCTATAAATTTTTATGACTTAGATCAATCTGTTGATGCAGATTTAAAAACTTTTGTAAATAACTTTGATGATAGTCCTTTTGACGATATAGTTTCATTAGCTGCTAATGATTTAGGTGATAACTATACATTAAGTGAATTATTTGATGAAATAAGAGCCTATTCAAATGCACGAGGTGTAAGTTCTAATACAGTAATTGACGATATATTTGGTAATTTTCAAGAGTATTTTAAAGAAAAAGGGTTTGGTGGTTTTACTCATCAAGGAGGAAAGAAAGCAGGTAAAGGCAAAAGGTTGCATCAAGTAAAAATATATTTTGACCCTGCAAATCAAATTGATATTAATAAAGTAGATCTTGACGCTTTAGCAGATCCAAAAGTACAAACTACATTTAATCCTAAATTTACAGGTGGTGGTGATCCTGACGTACAGGAACTTGTTTTAAAAAGAGCAGACGAATTAAAAAAATTAGATGCTAATAATGCTTGGCCTTACAAGAAAACCTTTGCTGATATGGTTAAAAATGCAAACGATCTATTACCAGCAGAAGTTATTGAATCTGCAAGATTATTTAATGCTAGATATGGCAGGGGTGGAGAAGAAGATTTACCTGCAACATTGATTGCAATGAATCAACTAATGAATAAAAACGCTATTAATCTAGCTTCATTAGCAAAATCAATGGACGAAAGTTTGGCTGCTGGAAACAAAGCAGGGTTTCAAGAATTAAAAGGACAATTTGTTACTGAAGCAAAAGTATTAGATGGTCTTATTACTCTTAACAAACCACTTAAAACAGTACCTGCACAAACATTAGCTGCTAACAGGGCAGGTGGTGGAGTAGGTCAAGTAGCAGCTACAGTAGAAGATCTAAAAGGTAGAACACCAACAGAAAAAGCAATAGATCAAGCTACTGATATTAGAGGAACAGTTAAAGAACCTACAGATCCATTAGCTGAATTTTCATTAGAAGAAATACTAAATGCTGCTGAACAAGGTGATAAAGCATCATTAAAAAAATTAAGACTAATTACCAAGAAACTACAAGCTGCACAAGGTAATCCTCAAGCCTTACAAAAAATGGCTAGTGAAAGCAAAATAATGAGAGGATTAAAAGTACAAAATGAAATATTTATAAACTCAATATTATCTGGACCAGAAACACACGCTGTAAACATTCTATCTACTTCTTTAAATACTTTAGCTAGACCATTAGAACAAACACTTGGTTCGTTTGCTCAAGGTGATATGACAGGTGCTATTAGAGGTGGTAAAGAACTTTATTATTTAATGTCATCTATTACTGACTCTTTAAAAGCTGCAAAGCTATCTTTTCAAATTGAAGATAATATTGTAAACCCTAGTGCAATGATTCAAGAAGCTGATCGTTTTCAAATAAGAATGGAAGGTGATGGCCTTTTAGCAAATATTATTAATACTTATGGAACTGTTGTTCGATTACCTAGTCGCTTCTTACTTGCAGAAGATGAATTTTTTAAACAATTAAATTTTAGAGCTTATGTAAAAGCTAGTGCTTGGGAAGATGGCATGAGAAAAGGTTTACAAGGTGCTGATTTACAAGATCATATACAAAAACAGTTTGATGGCACTATTGAAATTGTAAACAAAAACAGCATGGCAAATGTTAAAGACAAATCTGTTTTAGATTTATATGAAAAAGCACAACAATATGCTGCTGAAACTACATTCACTGCTGATTTACCAGAAGGTAGTTTAGGTGGTGCAATACAAGGAGTAGCAAGACACCCAGCAGGTAGAATTGTTTTTCCATTTGTAAGAACACCAATCAACATATTTAAAGCACAGGTAAGAAGAACCCCTGCTGTAAATATGTTGCTACAAGAATATAGACAAGCACTTAAAAGTACAGATCCATCTGTAGCAGCAAAAGCAAAAGGTGAAATGATACTTGGTGGTTCTATGTGGTCTATAGCAGGTCTTACAGCTTTATCAATTAATAATCCCATGTCTGAATTGGCAATAACTGGTGGTGGACCTTCTGATTACAATATGCTTAATCAAAAACGTGCTACAGGTTGGCAGCCTTACAGTTTTAGATTTCTTTTAAGAGATGAAAATGGTAATGTACGCATGGGTAAAGATGGTAAGCCTAGATATAAATATGTAAGTTTTAGAAGATTAGATCCTTGGTCTTCTTTTCTTATGATGGCTGCTGATGCAGCAGCTATTACAGGTAGTCTTAGTAGGCAAGATCGTGATGATTTTGGTGTTGCTGCTGCTGTTGCATTAGGTCGTAATATTACAAACAAAACTTATTTACAAGGTATTACTGAACTTGCTGATTTATTAGGTAAGCCTTATAAGTTAGAAAGTTGGCTTGCTAGAAGGGCAGCAGCTACTGTTAATCCTCTTAGTGCTTTTGGAAGGTCAGTAAAAAGAAGTGGTTTGACAACTAGCTATGGTCAAATACCAGCAGATCAAAGAATTTTAGACAAAAAAGTAAGGGCAGGTGATGATGGAATGGTGGTTCTTAGAAAGTTTCATAATGAATTAGCAGCAACAATACCTGCTTATGGTGGTGGTTTAAGACCAATGAGAAACTTTATAACTGGTTCTGTTATTGAATATCCTGTAGGCTATGGTCCTGATACTATGAGTATTCTTAATCCTATAAAAGAAACGAATAGTGTAAACAATACTGTTCTTACAACCCTTGATGATATAGGTGCAAGGATTACACAACCTTCAGATGAATTAAATCTTGGAAGGTTACCTAGTGGCGAACCTATAGGAAGTGGGATAGAACTAACTTATGACGAACATCTTGATTTAATTGAAGAAACTGCTTTTGTAAAAATTAATGGTATAACTATGGTAAAAGCTTTGCATAACAGGATTAAAGAAAAAGATTTTCAAGCATTAATGAAAAGTGTAAGAGGTGAATTAATAGAACAAAGTAATATGGATATAGAAGTTAAAGCACAGGAAGCTAATAGAGATTTAGCAGAAGATATATTAAGAGATATTGTAAATAAATACAAAAGGGCTGGTAAAAAAGTTTGGTTAAGTAAAAATCCAGAACGTGAACTACAATATAAACAGTTGCAATCTGCCATAAGGCAAGAAGCTAACAATGACATCTTAGAAGGTTTCAATCAACTTAATTAATCATGGCAACTAACACCGCAGCATCTTTTACAAACCATACTGGCAATGGTACTGCTGGTCCTTTTAATATATCCTTTTCGTATCTTTCAGAAGCAGAAGTTGATGTAACTGTAGGTGGTGTTTTAAAAACTATTACTACGCACTACACATTTACAAGTGCAACCCAGATCACATTTACTTCTGGTAATGAACCTGCTAATGGTGTTGCTATAAAATTTCAAAGAGATACAAATATTAGTGCTAAAAAGGTAGATTTTGCAGATGGCTCTGTTCTTACAGAAGCAGATCTTGATG